TGATCGTGCTGAGCGAGCAGTTCCCCGCGCAGCAGACCGCCCCCGTGGGCTCGTGCGGCCCGCCGTGGGAGGTCGCCGAGATCACGGTGCAGATCATGCGCTGCGCGCCGGTGCCCAACGGCACCAGTCAGCAGCTCTTCCCCAGTGCGGACGCGGAGGAGTCCTCGGCCCTGCTGGTCCGCACCGACGCGGCCGAAGTGCTCAACTCCGTTGCCCTCAAGCTCTGCAACATGCGCGACACGACCAGTGAGATCATCGACTACATCATCGACACGCAGGCCGCCGCCGGACCGCAGGGCGCATGCGTGGGCACCGAACTCAAGGTCCGGGTCGGACTCCCGAGGGGCTGATCGTCATGGCGCGTGACTTCATCACCGTCAATCCGCAGGTGGCCGAACGGCTGGCGCGCAAGGCGTCGGTCTCGCTGGTGCAGCTCAAGACCGAGCAAGTGGCCATGCGTGCGCGGCTGCTCGCGCCCGGCACGATGAAGCAGAAGATCCACGTCATCCCGGCGGTCGGCCTCAACCCGATCGGCATCGTGGTGAGCGACCACCCGGCGACGACCTACGTTCTGCACGGCACCAAGCCGCACGTGATCCGCCCCCGCGCCCGCAAGATGCTGCGCTTCGAGGTGGGTGGCCGGACGGTGTTTGCCAGGGTCGTTCACCACCCCGGAACCAAGGCGAACAACTTCCTGCTCGCGGCTCTGCTGTCGGTCAAGTCCGTATAGCCATACGGGAGTCGGCGGCCGGAGAGGGAGCGGAAGTTACCCGCTCGTACTGATCATGTCCTGACCAGGGCAAATGCCGAACAGCAAGTGGCCTCTACCCGTGGGCCACCCCCTTCGAGTTCGGCCGGGAGACGGCAACCTCGGGAGTTCCCTACCCTACGTAGTAGTAACTTGTAGTAAAACTGCATACGGTAACCGTATAGCTACGCTGGCTGCCGTATAACGAACGTCCCCGGTGACCGAGGCAGTACCACGGTTCTGCCTACCAGGACCCACCGGAACGATCATGAATTTCTCCCGCATATCGTGATCCGCGTGAAAGACTTCAGCAAGGCGCGGCCCACGGTCGAGTTCCGCATTGACGACGACATGTTCTTCGCCTTCCCCGCGCTCCCGGCCCGGGTCTTGGTGGAGTTCGCGATGACGTTCGACGGCGTGAACCAGGAGACCCCGGCCGACAAGCAGATGGACGCGATGCTGTCGATCCTGGAGCGAGCCCTCCAGCCCGACAGCTACAAGCGCTTCGCCGCGAGGGTCGAAGACCGCGAGAAGCCGATCGACCTGGAACAGATCAACGACATCATGGAGTGGATGCTGGGTGAGTACGGCCTGCGCCCTACGCCACTGTCAGAGCCCTCCTCGACTGGGTCGCCCAGCCCGGACTCTGGCACGAGCTTGACGGGGAACACGCCGGTCGTGGAATCGACCTCCTCGACCTCTCCCTCGATCAGTTCCTGAACGTCGTCTACCACGCCATGGTCAACCGGCTGGACGTCGGAGAGGGACAGGAACTCGAAGACGCCCGCAAGCAGTTCGACAACCAGATGGGCGTCAAGGCGTGGCGCATGCCCGGCCAGGCTGTCCGGCCGGAGATCGAAGAAGCCCTGTCCGATCCCGCAGCCCCGAGCTGGTGGCTGGGCGAAGAGGACGCGTCGCAGTCCTTCCTGCAATCCATGGGGGTGACCCTCAACGATGGCAACTGAGATCGTCGGCCGGGGTCTCGTAGAGATCCTGCCCGACTTCCGGAAGTTCGGCCCGGAACTCATGGCGTCGATGAGGGTCGCCAGGAGCCAGCTCGACGGCTCCGCCCGAGGGCTGCGCGCGGCCGCCGGGACCGTGGTCCCCGCCATGGCGAAGATCGGCAAGGGTGTCTCGCTGGTGGGCGTCGGCATCGCCGCCGCGAGCATCAAAATGGCCGGTGACTTCCAGGCCGAGACCGCCGTGCTCCAGACGGCCGCCGGGGAGACGGCAGGCGGCCTGAAGATCGTCCGGTCGGGGATCATGGACATCTCCAAGGGCACCGGCACCGGGATGAAGAACCTCACCGATGGCATGTACACCATCGAGAAGGCCGGGTTCCGGGGCGCCGGTGGCCTCACCGTTCTGAAGGCCGCAGCGCAGGGTGCCCGCGAGGAGAACGCGAACCTGGCCGACGTCACCAACGCGATGACCTCGGTGATGGCGAGCTACCACCTGAAGACCACCGACAGCGTCCGGGTCATGAACGCCCTGAAAACCTCGGCCGGTGAAGGCAAGATCACCATGGAGGAGTTCTCCGGGGCTCTGTCCACCGTGCTGCCCATCGCCTCGGCCAACAAGATTTCGTTCGAGGAGGTCGGCGGCGCCATCGCCACGCTGACCCAGCACGGTACGTCCGCCCGTGAGGCCACGCAGGAGCTGGCAGCCACCATCCGCCAGCTCGCTGCCCCCAACATGGTCGCGCAGCGGGAGATGTCCCGCTTCGGCCTCTCCGCCACCGACGTCAGCCAGAACCTCGGCAAGCGCGGGCTGACCGGAACCTTCGAGCTGTTGACCGGCACCATCCTGAAGAAGATGGGCCCGAGCGGCAAGATCCTCATGAGCGCGTTCGAGGGCACCAAGCAGTCCGCCAAGGACGCGCAGATCATGCTCAGCAAGATGCCTCCCGAGATCTCCAAGGTCGCCAAGGAGTACATCGGCGGCAAGATGAGCCTGGAGGACTGGAACAACGCGATGAAGGGGACGCCCGTCGGCCAGCAGCCGATGCTGCGTAACTTCAAGACGCTGGTCGACCGCAGCAAGGGCTTCAGCCGGGAGCTGAAGTCCGGCGGCCCCGACGCCAAGACCTACACCGACGCGCTGAAGAAGATGTCCGGCGGCGCCATCGGCCTCAACACCATCCTCCAGCTGACCGGCGAGAGCCTGCCCGGCTTCAAGGACCGGGTGAAGAAGACCGGCGAGAGCTTCCACAACGCGTCCAAGGACGTTGAGGGCTGGAAGGTCACGCAAGATCTGTTCAACGTCAAGCTCGACCGCTTCAAGATGACGCTCCAGGTGCTGGCCATCCAGATCGGCACCAAGCTGCTGCCGATCGTGGGCGGCTTCTTCGCGTTCTTCGCCAACAACCAGGGCGTCTTCCTGGCCCTGGCGGCCTCGATCGGCGCGCTGCTCGGGGTGTTCGCCGCCGCCTACGTCGCCATGAAGCTCTACCGGGTCTACACCGCCCTCGCCACGGCGGCCACCTGGCTGTTCTCCCGGGCCAACGGCGCCAGCCGGGCCCAGATGCTCCTGCTGCGGGTCCAGATGACGCTGATGTGGGTCCAGCAGAAGCTGGTGGTCGCCGCCTCCGGCATCGCCACGGCGGCCCAGTGGCTCTGGAACACCTCGATCTTCGGCACGACGGCATCCATGATCGCGCTGAAGGTCCAGCTCGGTGCGCTGTTCCTCTGGCAGAAGATCCAGGCCGCCGGGACGGGCATCGCCACCGCCGCGCAGTGGGCCTGGAACCTCGCGATGGAGGCCAACCCGATCGGCCTCGTCATCCTCGCCGTCGGCCTGCTGGTCGGCGCCATCCTCTACATCGCAGGCCGGACCACCTGGTTCCAGACCGCCTGGAAGTACACCTGGAACGCGATCAAGGTCGCGGCCGAGTGGGTCTGGCACGCGCTGCAAGCCGTCTGGTCGGGCATCGTCACCGGCTTCAACTCGGTGATCGGTGCGGCGCAGGCCGTCTGGAACTGGATCAAGAGCAACTGGCCCTACCTGGTAGGCGCCATCGCCGGTCCGTTCGGCGTCGCGGTGGTCTACGTCATCCGGCACTGGACGCAGGTCAAGGACTTCCTGAAGTCGATCTGGGACATGATCTACCGGAACGTGGTCGCACCGATCATCCGGTTCTTCGCCCACACGATCCCGGACTCAGCGGTCGCCATGAAGAACGGCATGGTCGGCGCGTTCCGGACGACGCTGATGTTCGTCCTCGACGTGTTCGGCAACATCATCAAGGGTGCGGCGAAGCTCTTCGGATGGGTGCCGGGCATCGGCGGCCAGCTCCGGGGCGCGGCCCGGCAGTTCCAGAACTTCCGCGACACCGTCAACAAGGCGCTCGGCGGGGTCAGCGGCCACACCGTCTCCGTGCCGGTCAGCTTCCGCACCGTCGGCGGCACCAAGGTCTTCACCCGGGCCCAAGGTGGCGCGATCGACGGAGTGGGCACCGAGACCTCCGACTCGAACCTGGTCCTGATGTCCAAGGGCGAGCACGTCTGGACCGCCAAGGAGGTCAAGCGGGCTGGTGGCCACCAGGCCGTCATGGGCCTGCGCAAGGCGGCCAAGGAGGGCAAGCTCCCGGCCTTCGCCAATGGCGGCACGCTGGGTGCCCACTTCACCGGCATCCCGAGCTACAAGACGGTCAGCTCCGCGATGGGCAAGGCCGTCCGGGCCGAGATCGACGCCAACAAGAAGGGCCTGTTCAACCTGCTGCCGCAGGCCATGGCCGCTTCCGCATCCGGCTTCATCGGAGGGGGCAAGGCGCCCTCCGGCGGAGCCAACCACTGGCGCAGCGTCGTGGTCCAGATGCTCAACATGGTCGGCCAGTCGACCGGCCTGGTCAACACGGTGCTCCGGCGCATGCAGCAGGAGTCCGGCGGCAACCCGAACATCGTCAACAAGTGGGACTCCAACTGGAAGGCCGGGCACCCCTCGGTCGGCCTGATGCAGGTCATCGGCCCGACCTTCCGGGCCTACGCGGGCAAGTACCTGCACACCGGCCCGTTCCTGTACGGGACGTCGGTCAACCCGCAGGCGAACATCTACTCGTCCTTCAAGTACGCGCTGAGCCGCTACGGATCGCTCTCCAACGCCTTCAACCGGGCGGGCGGCTACGACAACGGAGGCTGGCTGCCGAAGGGCCTCTCGCTGGCGTACAACGGCACCGGCGCTCCCGAGCGGATCCGCAACCAGCAGCAGGAAGCCTCGCTGGGCGGTGGTGGCGGGCTGACCGTGGTCGTCAACGTCGGCACGGCCCTGGCCAACAAGAACGATATCTCCGACGCGGTCGTGGCCGGTATCGAGACCGCCCGGCGGCGCGGCTACGTCCTGCCCAAGTCCGTCGTCCCCCGGGGAGCGTGACCTAGATGGCTATCGCCTTCCGCTCAGCGGGCGCCCGGCTCAAGGCGGACGTCGGGGCCACCGGCACCCCGCAGAACGTTAGCCTCCCGGCCGGGCACGTCTCCGGCGACCTGCTGATCCTGCTCGTCCTCACCGACGACAACACCAACACCGCCGTCGACCCGCCACCCGGCTGGACCAAGATCCTCGGCATCGCGGCCGGGACGTCGACCAACTCCCCGTACACCGCCCGGCCGCGTATGCGCACCTACTGGCGCATGGACGACGGCACGCTGGGCTCCACCGTCGCGCTCAGCTTCAAATCGTTGAGCTGGCCGAACGGCAGCCCGTACGTGCTCGCGACGGTCCTGGCCTATACCGGCTGCGACACCTCCAGCCCGATCGGCGAGTTGAGTTTAGCCACCACGACAGCAACCAACGCCGCCACCGCCCATCCGATCATCACCACCGCCACGGCCAACAGCTGGCTGCTGACGTGGCGCGCGGTCAGCTCGGATTCCCCGGCCGCCACCTTCACCAACTCCGTCGGCACGGACGTCGAGCGGATGGACGACTCCGACGGCTTCAACGAACTGGCCTTCGGCCTGTACGACTCGGGCGTGGCCCTGGCGGCCGGAGCGCAGCCCCAACGCACCACTACGGCCTCCAGGCTGGCCACGTACGGCTCCCTGACGATCACCCTGGCCATCCGTCCGGCGGCCGCCGCCGGGGGCACTACGGCGCAAGCAGGGACCGCCTCGGCCTCCGATACGGCGGTCAGCCAGGCGCCCGTCCTCGTCCCCGGCCCATGGACCGCCTGCGCCGGGGGCATGCCCGTCTACACCACGGCGATCGACTGGGTGGGCAACGGCACCTACACCGACCCCGGCGACGACATCACGGCCGACGAGCTGTCCGGCGGGATCAAGAGCAGGTACGGCCGGGACCAGTCCCGCCAGCTCAACCCGACGTCGGTCGGCACGATGTCGTTGAGCGTCAACAACAGCTCCCGCAAGTACAGCCCGGAGAACGTCGGCTCGATCCTCTCCGGCAACCTGGACCCGGCCCGCAACGCGCAGAGCAAAGTCGTCTTCCAGGGTCAGACGACGTACCTGTTCACCGGCAAGATTGACGATTTCGACGTTCACGTGGAGCGCGGCAACCGCTCCGTCGACTTCACCTTCCTGGACGGGCTCGCGCTGCTCCAGGGCGTCAAGCTGTCCACCCCGCTCTACGCGACCAAGCGCACCGGCGAAGTGATCAACCTGATCCTGGACGCCGTGGGCTGGACTGCCGGGCGGGACATCGACTACGGCGCCACGGTCGTCCCGTTCTGGTGGGTGGAGGGCACCGACGCCTTCACCGCCGTGCAGGAGATCGTCAAGAGTGAGGGACCACCGTCGGTGGCGTACGTCGCGCCGGACGGCCGCTTCGTCTTCCGCGACCGGCACCACCGGCTGCTGCGGCCCTCGTCCATCGGCAGCCAGGGCCTGTTCGCCTCGAAGGCTCTCGGGAACTGCGCCTCCCCGGCCGTGACCGGCTTCGACTTCACCGACCCGTTCACCTACAGCAACGGCTGGAAGGACATCGTCAACAGCGTGTCGTTCGACGTGACCGTCCGCCAGCCGAGCCTGGACGTCACGGCGGTGTGGAACTCCACCGACACCCTCAGCCTGGCCAACGGCGAGTCACTGGTGATCAACGCCAGCGGCTCCGACCCGTTCCGGAACGCGATCACCCCGGTGGTGGGGACGGACTTCACCCTCACCGGCGTGGGCACGCTCACCGTGCAGCTCAGCCGGACGTCGGGTGCGTCGGCACAGATCACCATCACGGCGGTCGGCGGCTCGGTCCAGGTGCTGTCCATGCAGCTGCGGGCCAACGCCGTTCCCGTGGCCAAGACGGTCAAGATCGAGCTGGCCGACGCGGCCTCGATCGCCAGCCACGGCGAGCGCGACTATCCCGACCAGGCGCCGTGGGCGGGGGCCAGCGACGCCTACGCCGTGGGCCTGCTGATCCTCAATCACTACGCGCAGCGGCTCCCCACGGTCCAGCTCCGGATCGCCTCGTCCGACCCGGGCCACTGGGCTCAGGTCGTCAGCCGGACCGTCGGCGACCGCATCACCGTCCAGAACGACGAGATGGGGATGAACGCGGACTTCTTCATCGAGTCGGTGGAGCACCAGGTGACCCGCATCTGGCACGACCGGCCGCCCGTTCACTCGGTGGTGCTGGGGTGTGAGAAGGTGCCTGAGACCGCCCCGGCCAATCCGTTCACCTTCGACCAACGGGGATCCGGCTTCGACCAGGGCGTGTTCGACCCGATCAGCTCCGACGACCCGAACACCATCTGGATCTGGGACCACCCGGTGCAAGGCACCTTCGACAACGGCCTGTTCGCGACATAGGAGCGACGATGAACCTACTGATCACGGAGCGGGCGCTGGCCTTCGTCTACCACGGCGACTGGGTGGCCGAGTGCCCCCGGCGCGACTGCGGCAACGTGGAGCACCTGTTCGACGCGGTCAACCCTCGCGTCCCCGGGGCTCCGCGCACGGTGCCCCGCCCCCTGTTCGTCTGCACGTACTGCGGCCTGAGTGACGTCGGGATCGAGTGGCCGCCGGAGCAGGACATGCTCGGCATCACCCTCGTCCTCTCCCAGCGGCCGGTCCCCCACACCCGCAACTGGTTCCCGGCCGACCACCCCCTGGCGATCCGGCTCGGGGTCAAGGACTACGGCCAGACCGTGGCCGACCTGGTGGACGAGAACCGAGAGCACGGGGTGTACTGATGGCCTGGACAACGCCGCTCACGGCGGTCGCCAACACGACCCTCCCGGCCGCGACGTGGAACGCCTCGGTGCGCGACAACCTGAACGCCACGGCGGTCGCCCTGGCGAGCGCGGCGAGTCAGTATCCGGTGGCCACCGGGGTCAACGCCCTTGCCATGCGGTCGGTCCAGGGATCAACCGTCGCCACCAGCCAGACCTCCTCGACCACTTCGTACGTCGACCTGCTGACCGTCGGCCCGCAGGTCACCGCGACGACGGGGACGATAGCTGCCGTCCTGTTCACCGCAGCCGTGGCCAACTCCGCCACCAACTCCGCGACGAACGTCTCGGTGGCGGTCAGCGGAGCGACATCCATCGCCGCCTCCGACGCCTGGCGAACCGTGCTTGACGGCGTGTCCGCCAACAACGTCAACCGGGTCACGGGCTTTCACCTGTTCACCGGCCTGACCCCCGGGTCCAACATCTTCACCGTGAAGTACAAGGTCGGCTCGGGCACCGGCACTTTCTCCGACCGGGAACTGCTGGTCACCCCGTACTGAGAGGAGGAGCACCATGGCGACGATCCCGCAGTACGTCACCGTCATGCGGAACGCTCAGGCGGACATCTGCCTGCGGCTCGGTGTCGACCTGGCCTACTCCACCAACACCGAGCGGGCCCTGGCGATCTCCAACCTCGCGGTCCAGGCCGTGCTGATCGACCTCCTGGTGCGGAAGGGCGTCGTCACCGAGGCCGAGCTGCTCGGAGCGATCAACGCGGTACGCAACTCGCCCTGGAAGCCCAAGCCCGAGAGGCCCACCCCGGAAGACTGGGACACCACCCCGGTCACCGGGCTCCCCTCCCCTCCCCCGCCGGTCTCGGGGGTCTGACCCGTGGCCTGGTCCGTACCGAACACGGCTGTGTCCGGGAGCCCCTTCACCGCTGCGACCTTCAACCAGCAGGTCCGAGACAACCTGCTCGCCACCGCCGCTGCCAACGCCTCGTGGGTCAGCAGCTGGTTCCCGGCGAGTGGGCCCAACACCATCGTTGAGCGCTACCCCGCGCAGGCCAGCGACCCGGGGTCCAGCACCACGACGTCGACCTCGTACGTCAACCTGGCCGACGGCCTGAACACCGCCGTCACGGTGGGCACCAGCACGGCCGCCCTGGTGCTGATCTACTGCAACATGTCGATCTCTGCATCTGGTACGGGCCTCAACGGCTGGATGTCCTATGCCGTATCCGGCGCGACCACCAGCGCGGCCTCCGACGACCGGGCGATGCTCCGGACCCTGACCGGCGGCGAGCGGTTCGGGATCTCGATCTACCACACCGGCCTGACCCCGGGCAGCAACACCTTCACCCTCAAGTACCGCGTCACCGGTGCCATCACCGCCACCTACTCGGTCCGGCGCATCGCCGTGATCCCCTTCTGAGAGGAAGATCCAATGACCCATCTCACCGACGTGATCGAAGAAGTCGTCACCAACTACAAGAACGCCACGTTCCTTTCGGGTGGTTACGTAGACATCGACACCGACTATTGGACGCTGTCCGGCTCTGTAGGGGGCAGTCTCACTTCCACGGATCTCCCGAGTGCACAGGCCGAGACCGACGCCCTGCTTCTGAGTAACGGCCACAAGAGGATCAGCGTCTGGATGGGGAGCGGCACCCACGCTGTCGTCGCCCTCTGATCCGGTCACCCGTCTCTAACGAAGGAGGGAGCGGCATGGCCTGGACCGCACCGATCACCGCCGTGGCTGGCTCGCTGTTCCCCGCCGCCAGCTACAACCAGGCCGTGCGGGACAACCTCAACGAGACGATGCCCGCGAAGACGACAACGCTGGGCAGCGTCTTCGCCACGATAGGGGTCAACCAGATCGCGGAACGCATCCCGTCCCAGAACCTGACGGCCGGGGGCAGCACGACGACGAGCCTGACCTACACCGACCTGGCCGACGGAGCGGGCCCGTCGGTCTCGGTCCAGACCGGGGCCGTGGCAGTCGTCTGGATCTACGGCAACCAGTACAACACCGGCGGCACAGCGGCCTGGATCGCCCTGGAGATCAGCGGCGCGACGTCCCAGCCCGCCAGCGACGCCTATGCCGTCCAGTTCCAGGGGACCGGCGGCCAGCGGGCTGGGGCTGGCTTCATGGTCGACAGCCTCACCCCCGGCCTGAACACCTTCGCCCTCAAGTACCGGGTGAGCACGTCCGGCACCGGCACCTTCTCCCAGCGGCGTGTAGCCGTGTGGCCGTTCTAGGAGATGACCCGATGACCTGGACCATCCCCTTCACCGCGATAGCAGGAACACCCTTCACGGCTGCGCAGTACAACACCAACATCCGCGACAACATGGTCGAGACGGAAGTCGGCCGGGCGCAGACCGCCACCGGCTACTGCGTGACCACCGGCTCGAACCAGATCGCTGAGCGTGTCGCGGTCTCGGGCTTCACGTCCGCTTCCGACGCCACGGCGTCGACCAGCTACAGCGATCCGGACGTGTCCGTCTCTGGAGCCGCCGTGACCGCCGGGCCCCAGGTCACCGTGATCACCGGGGCGTCGGCCTTCATCGCCATCTACGGGTCGATGACCAACAACTCCAGCAACGCGGCGTGGATCGGCTTCGCCGTCAGCGGAGCCTCGTCCATCGACGCCTCCGACCCGTTCGCGATCGAGTTCCAGCCCACCACCCCCCAGCAGGTGAGGGCGGGTGCCACGTTCTTCCGTGACGACCTGACCCCGGGATCGAATACCTTCACCCTCAAGTACCGCGTGTCGACGTCGGGTACGGGATTCTTCTCCGTCCGGCGCATCGCCGTCTTCCCCTTCTGATCGAGAGAGGACCATGGACTTCACCAGATTTCTCAACCCGAACATCGGGGCAGTGGGCATCCTGGTCCTCGTCGTCCTGCTCATCCTGTGGGGCCTGCTGCTCCCCCGGTCGACGGTCAAGGCGCTGCTGGACGCCAAGAGTGAGCAGATCTCGCTCTACAAGAGCGCGTACGAGGCGAGCATGGAGACCGTCGGCATCAAGGACCGGCAGATCGGCCAGCTCATGGAGATGGCCCGCACCACCACCCACGTGATCGAAGCTCTACCGGGAGCGATCGAGCGAGAGGGAGGTGCGGACCGTGCTGCGATGGATGTGGTGGAGAAGGGTTGACATGGTCAAGAGTCCGCGAGCAGCCGCCAGCCGAGCCGTTGAGCATGCGGAGGCAGCGCGGGCCAAGGCAACCGAGGACAGCGGTGAGATCGTCGCTCTTAGCAACCGGCTCCGTACACTCCGGGAGTCGAACCACTTCGCCGACCTGATCCGGGCGGCCATCAACGGGGAGGGCCACAGACCGTGAGCACCTATGAGGCGATCAACTACTGGGCCAGCGCGTACGCCTCGGTGGCCTGCATCGTCTTCGTGATCGCGTACTCGACCCTGGCCCCGTGGTGGAAGACCGCCACCGGTCGACTGATCATGATGCTGATCGGATCGCTCGCCGGGCTCGCCGTGCTGACGCTGGCCTTCTACCACTACCACGACGCCAACGTGGTCCGGCTGATCCGCTCTGCTCTCGTCCTCGTCGTCGGCACCGCCCTGTGGGCCCAAGTGGTCGCCGTAGTCCGGGTCCAGCGCAAGAGCCGCCGGAGCCGCAAGTGAGCACCCCCGTCTGGGAGGCCATGGCGCGCTGCGCGGCCACCCGCACATGGGCCGTGGGGATGTGCGACAACTTCTGCGGCAACATGTACGGCTTCGGCAACTCCGGGTACGCGGACGCCGTGGCGCACTGGAACTCCCTGACGGCCGCTCAGAGGCACCCGGGCGACGCGGACGCACCGGCGGGCATGCTCGTGTTCTGGGGTGGCGGGCACGGCCACGTAGCCATCTCCGACGGCCTCGGGTACATCTGGTCAACGGACATAGCCGGGGCGGGTACCGTGGCCCGTGTGCCCCTCTCGCGGGTCACGTCCCTCTGGGGCAAGCCCTACCTCGGGTGGTCGACTCCGGTCTTCCAGGGCATCGACTGGAGTGGAGACATGGCACGGGTCATGCGCGACAGCACAACCCCCACCGACATCCCGGTGGCGGGCACAGACCTCGTGGCCGGGTACCTCAACGGCAGCTACGCCTGGAGCAGCGCCGGTTGGGCCCGCTTCCCGGACGCCGGGCACGTGACGATCGACGTCAACGGCACCCGGCCGGACGCCGATGTGCTCGACGTCGAGC